AAGCAGGGGTTGATATGAACATAGAAAACACCAAGCGGCTAATAGAAGTAGCACCAAAGCTCTATGGTGGTATGACGCGACAGGAGAACGTGGGAATCATCACGCCGATAATGTTCGGCTTCGAGTGTGGTGATGGTTGGTTTGAGATACTGCTAGAGCTATCGGAAAAGCTAGAGGCGCTTGGGCAAGGGATAGAAGCATCACAGGTTAAAGAGAAGTATGGGACATTAAGGTTCTACATTCATGGCGGTACTGAGGAAGCGTATGCGTTGATAGGCGAGGCAGAGAAGAAGTCGGCCAAAACATGCGAGCTATGCGGTAAACCTGCTCGACTGCGTGATGTAGATGGTTGGTGCATGACAGAGTGTGATGAGTGTTTTGAGAAGTGATTCGCAATTCGCGAATCGCGAATGAACGAAGTTATACGGATAAGTGGCGCACGTTTTTGCATGAAGTTGTAAGAATTACTAACGAGTTGGAGGGGTATGAGCAGCGATTGGACACGAATGATTGGCAAGGTGGCGCTAGACGATAAGTTAAGCGAGATGCACCGAGAGTATGTTGAGATACCTATGACCTATTACGGCGAACGGATGCCTGACCTAATCGCGCTGCAAGTCGAGACAGCGCGGAAAATCTTTAGCGAGCTAAATAACTTTATCGAGCTAGAAGAAATACCAATCGACAAGAATACTTACTTCGAGTTTCTTGAGAATAAAGAGAAGAATCAGGGGGAGTATTAGAGATGAACAGCACAGAACTAATTCTAATAGTCGGCACAGTTCTAGTCTTGATTTGGGATGCGTATCTTTACGCAGACAAAACCGAGGGCAACAGTATCACGCAAGTAGTGATAAAACGCAGCAAGCAGCTGCCTATAATACCATTCTTGCTAGGCTTTTTAATGGGGCATTTTTACGGGTAAATAATGCAATACGCTAAAAATAAGTTTCTCGCTGATTTAGTGCCCGAAATGGGCGCTTACCTACTAAGCCAAGACAGAAATATACCGGAAAGGGCGCTTTGGTTATGCGTAATTATCACAGCAATCGAGGATGTTCTCGGACCTGTGACGCAACATAGAAGAAACTACGAAATCCAAGAGGCTAAATATTGGCTAACTGCAATTGACGACCCCGAAGCTAAAATCACCGGCTCTTTGCGTTGGATAGCTTACCAACTAAGTGACGACCCTGAAGGATTTATCAGAGCAGTACAAAAGGGAGTCGAGAAAATCGGCCGAGTGAACATTCAAGAGTGGTGCGCGTAACTTGACAGAAAAACTTGCATAGGACATATTCACGATGGAACAGTTTAAATTCGTAACAGTCGGTCAAGCACTTTCATTCTTTACCCGACAAATACCAACACGCGCTAAGCCATTAAATATAATAGAGCCTGATAGTTGCGGTAGTCGTATCGACACCGAGGACACTTGGATTAGGCTTGCAGGCGCGATACATCGCACAGTTAGAAGCTACGACAATGAAAGTAAGCGAGTATTTACACTACGCTACGGCTTTTCAGGCGATAGAAATAAGCAGCTAGACTTTGCAGAAATAGACACAGAGCTAGGCTTGCGAAATGGCAGAGCGCGCAAAGTAATACGCAAGATATTAGATGAACTAGAGCAGGCACTTGTAGCGGTAGACTTACTAGACCCGCCGATAGAATAAACTCATATAAACACTAAAATGGCTAAAAAGACTGACGAAATTCGGCAAGCTCAATTCCTAGCCGAGTATATTAACTGCATGGGTAACAAGTCGAAAGCGGCTAAAGCAGCAGGGATATCAATCGATACAGTAAAGACTTGGTCTAAAAAGCCTGAGTTTAAAGCGCAAATAGCAGAAGCAAAGAAAGACTTAGTCGACAAGCTAATAGCAGCAGGACTAGAAAGAGCAGTTAATAAAAGCGACTTGTTATTGATGTTCTTTCTAAAATCGTTTGACTCAGAGCAGTTTGATGAGAATTACAGACGAACAAAGTGGGAACAGAACAAAGAAGATGAGCTTCGACAAAAGTATCCTCTCCCACAAATTCAAATCATATCTGAGCCAAAACTAGACACACCGAAGCAATCTTAATCACATATGATAAAGCAAATCCGCGTCGCTTGGCATACGAGCCGGGCGCTAACGGATTTAGAATCATCGGTTATTGTTCTGACAGGTGGCTTAGGAGCAGGCAAGACATTCTCGCTTTGGGTTAAGCATTTATCGTTATGCGCGGTAAATTCTGAATCCGAATTGAGCGCGATATTTGAGCCAATTTATTCAAAGATAATCGATACAGTAATCCCAACAGGCCGCAAGGTTCTAAACATGATGGGATTTATCGAGGGCGTTCACTATAGGTTTACTACCTCACAACCTTTTCCGAAATGCGTATTAATCGCATCAGGGCAAGAGATACATCTAAGAAGCGCAGAGAATCCCGAGACAATCGTAGCGGTAGAGTATTCGCACGTCTCAGGTGATGAGCTTGCGATTTGGAAAGAGGATGCCTATCGAAATTGTCGCTCTCGTATCCGATGCCCTAAAGCTAAAGTGCTGCAATTCGTTGGAGCAACAGCGCCACAGGGCGTAAATTGGGCAGCAGATGAGTTTGATTCCGACACTCAAGAAGGTTGGGAGTCTAACGAGTTTCGAGATGACTATCACGCAGTAAAGCGTATTCGTCGTCTTACGATGTGGACCGATGAAAATCCCTACATTCCACAGGGCTATCTACGCAGCCTACAAGAGATTTACGGCCACAACTCGAACCTAATACAAAGCTACCGATATGGCATGTTTTGTCCCTTGGTTCAGGGCGCAGCATACGCGAACTACGAACCGCAGCGACATGATATCTCTGATGTTCAGGCCGACCCATATCGCGAAATAGTTTTGACGTGGGACTTTAACGCGCATCCTCTCGCATGGGTAGCGATTCAAAAGCTCCCCTATCATCACGGGCTAGAGCAGAGATTTAGATATATCGCAGTAAATGAGGCTAACTTTGATTACGGCGTACTAGATGAAGCTATCGCAGAGTTTGCGGTTAAGTTTCCTGTAGAGCGATTTAGAGACACGCCTATCGCATTATTTGGCGACAGAACAGGACACGCAGCGAGCCACAAAATAAGCGGCTCTGATTACGAGAATATAGAGCGAATACTAAAGCAGTTTGGTTATCGTCGCGTCGAGGTAAGAGCTACCAAGCAAGTCGCTCCCGAAGCTGCAAGCGTTGAAGCAGTCAATCGATTATTTCGCTACAATCTCTTTTGCATAAGTAAGCGCTGCAAGAATTTACGGCGCTCGATGATGGCTACAACGTGGCGTAAGAACGAGCGCAAATTAGACAAGCCATCAGGCGAAACTTGGACGCATCACGGCGACGCTCTCAAATATTGGGCGCATCAAGAGACACGCGACGAGACAGGGCGCAACTCTACTAAGATTTTAGGTATCAATTTTTAAGGTTTTACACATGACTACAGACGTATCGGGTTATTTACGAACGGGACTAGATAAGCCTGTCGTGAAATACGCTAAGTTTACAGTGGCAAGCGCTACAACTGACGGCGCAGGAATCACAGCAGTAGCAGGCAAGAAAATCAGAGTGCTATCCGCAATCATATCAGGATCGGCATCTACCGCAGTGACTTTTAATAGCAAGCCTGCGGGCGCAGGAACAGCGATAAGTGCGACATTTACTTATGTAGCTAACGCAATCAGCGTTATTCCATTCACGCAGCATGGATACTTTGAAACAGTCGCAGGCGAAGGGCTAACAGTTACATCAGGAGCAGGCGGCACTACTCAATTCCAAATATCATATATCGAGGCTTAATTAGTGGCTCAAGTAGAGTTCTTTGAGCATCCCGAATATTCCGAAAATCAGGATAATTGGGAGACTTATCACGACTTATATGAGGGCGACCCCGAGGACTTAAAGAGCGCTAAGTATCTTTGGCCTCATGAGCTTGAGACGATTCAATCACCGGACAGTCAGCGCATCAGAGCTATTCGCGAGATGCGTTCGACTTATACGAATCTCTTGGAGCCGATTGTTTCGCGCTATACCTCGCTATTCTTTAAAGACCCTCCCGTAATATCTCCCGAAGTCGCTAAGATGTTCGGCGATGAGATTAACGATGTAACAGGAACAGGCAAAAGCCTAGTGTCATTTATTCAAGATGATGTCACTAAAGCGATGCTACTTTATGGCAAGCCTATTGTCTTAACAGATGCGCCATCGATAGAAGTGAGCAGCCTAGCCGAGCAAAAAGCGCTTGGCTTGCGTCCGATATTTCGCTTGCTTCCTGCGCTTGATGTTAAAGATTGGGAAGTCGACGGAAAGAACGGATTTAAGTTCTTACGATACGAATATTGTGAGGTAGAACCGCGTGAGTCAGCAAGTAAAGAACCGACCGAAAGCATTTATTCAAAAGTTTTTAGCTTTTCTAATGGCGTTTATACAGTTGAAACTTATAAGGCAGAAAGCGAGGAAGGCGAGGACGGCCAAAAGTGGAAGCTAGTCGATAGCTATACTAAGTCGGGCTTTCCGAATCTTCCTATTCGCTCGATAGAAAATGGCGAGTCATGGGTTAAGGATGTCGCAGAACAATGCCGAAAGCTCTATAACCTAGAGTCTACACGCGATTCGATACAATACTTCCAAGCTCATCAGCGCATATTTTTTAAAGGCGTAGTAAGCGAAGAACAGAAGAAAGCTATCGCGGAATATACCGCAGGCTTTCTCCCTGCGGATGCAGGCATCGAAGTATTGCAGCCTGTAGATACTACAAGCATCGATAATAACATCGAGAAAACAGTACAGAATATATTCCGTATTGCCTTTAATCAAAATCGAGTAAGCGCAGACAGCGCACAGGTAGAATCGGCAGCAACGCAGCGCGAGACTAAAGAGCAAGTAGCAGCGCTAATCGAGTCAGAAATTGAGAGCATCGAGAACTTAGCTAATCAATTCATCAAAGACTATGCTTTCTTTAAAGGCATAAAGAACTTTGAAGGCAAGATACAGCTATCGCGCAATATACAAGACATCGATATCGACAAAGAGATTCTAATACTCAACGCATTACGCGACGATATACGCGCTGTGCCTTCATGGTATCGCGAAGTTTTAAAGAAGCTAGCAGCGTTTCAAGGTCTTGATAATTTCGACGCAATAGCAGCCGACATAGACAAGACATCAATAGCCACTAATAAGGCTACAGTCGACACGCGAAGCGCTATCCTAACAAGGTTAGCAAATGGCCAAGCAGCTTAAGGGCGAAGCGCGACGCGGTATAAAGGCGAGCGAAGCAGAGATAGCAAACTTTGCCGATTCGCTAGATTTGTTCTTGCGAAAGAATCTAAAGAAAGCCCTAAAGAAACTAGCAGCAAATAACGAGGGGACCGCTATTGAAGCCGCTAAGTTACTCGGTGGTCTGAGGTCTGCGCTTGAAGAAGCAGGACTTCAGGAGCAGCTTAGCGGCCTGAACGACGTTTACGGAAACGAACTAGACAGGATTACAGCGCTATTAGAGCGAGGATTAGGCAAGACAATCACCTATTCAGAGTTTGATATTGATAGCCTAGAGGCTCTAATAAGTTTTGATATCGATAGAGTATCAAGCACAGTCGGCGAATATGTAGACGATGTACGCTCTACGCTAATGAAGCAAGTAATATTAGGTGAATCTATCGATGTTGATAGCCTAGTAGATGGTAAGAGCGACGAGATAAAAGCTCGCATTGACACAGAATTAAATACAGCAGTCGCAGGATTTTCGCGCGCAATCAATCAGAAGAAAGCAGCAGACGCAGGCGCGAATAAGTTTCTATATGAAGGTCCGGACGATGGACGCACAAGGCCATTCTGCGCGGAGCGAGTAGGTAAAATATTCACTCTTGATGAGATTAAATCTTGGGATAACGACCAAGGTTTACCCGCAGAAATATACCTCGGCGGTTGGAATTGTAGACACAGATTACTAGCGATGTCAGACGAGTTAGCGAGTGAATTAAATGGCGGTGACAATACAGGGCAAGACAGTCTTTGAGGGCGACTTAGATGATGTACTAAAAGCCATCGAGGAAGGCTTGCCAAAGATTCTCACAGACGAACAGACAAAGATGGAACTGCGAATCACGCAGCAACACAGGGACGTAAACGAGTCACAGTTTAAGCCGTACTCGGAGCAATACGCCAAAGCAAAGGGACGCTACAAGTCAGGCAAGGGCGCTCAATTCTCAGTAAATAGAAGCGCGGTCGACATGACCTTAAAAGGCGCGATGCTAAGAGCTATCACGCGCAGAGTAACCCGACGCGGAGCAAACATAGTAGGCGAAGTTTATTTTAGTAACGCTAAGGAAGCAGCGAAGGCGCGAGGAAACATCGAGCGCGGTCGTCAATTCTTTGGCTTTTCAGAAAAACAGTGGCAATCGATTAGGGACAAGATTGCTGCATTAATCAGGAAATAGAAAATGTCAGACAGTCACACCACAGACAAAAAGACAGACGATAAAACAGCAACACCCGATGTAAGCGCTCTAATGGCAAAAATCGAGAAGCTAGAAGCCGACCGAGCTTATGACCAAAGAGAGATACAGCGATTAAAAACAGTAAAAGACGACCGCGATAAGATGGTCGATGACAAAGCTAAGACGGGCGACCCTGAAGCAATCGAGAAGCTAAAGAAGGAATTGCGCGACGAGTTCGCAACACGCGAGGAAAAGCTAAAAGCCGACCTCGACAAGCAATCAAAGGAGCTTAAACATGAGCGCGTAGTGCGTTCCGCAATCTCTAAAGCTGCGGATGTATTTAACAGCGACGCGCTAGAGCTAATTCAATCACGCATAGAGCAATCATGCGATTGGGAGGACGGCCAAATTATCGTTAAAGATGAGAAGGGCGAAGTCAGATATAGCGAGACGAACAAGCGCGAGAAGATGGGCTTAGACGAGTTTCTAGGCGAGCTTAGAAACAAATACCCATCATGCGCTAAGCCGACAGGCACATCAGGCACAGACAACGGACGCAGTAAATCGTCATCGAGCAGCGGTCGTCCTGTTACATTCCACGACCTAGCAGGAATGACACCTGAGCAGCAGAGAAAAGCGCTCACACCTGAAGCAGCTACAGAAATTTTAAAAGGTATCAAGTTATTTTAGTTTTTAGGAGTTAGGTTTTATGCCAACAGTTTTAAGAGATTTAACGACCGCAGCTAGCAGAGGCTCCCTAAAGGGTGGCGGTGCTAGGACTCTCGGCGCGACGCTCAGTACATCAGGCGCAACAGCGACCACGATTCTATCGATTCCAATTCCGCTAAACACTTGTGCGTCTATTAGCGCTCAGGTGGTCGGCTTCAAGTCGGATTATTCAGCAGGGTTTTCAGGCGATTTAATCGCGGGCGTACGTCGCGGCTCATCGGGGAACGTAGCATCTTTAGGCTCGGCGACAGCGCGAGGCATCGAGGATAGCGCCGGAACACCTGCGGTATCAATCGCAGTGGATACCACAAATCAGCTAGCACAAGTACAGGTCGCAGGCGTAGCAGCAGAGACTTGGGTTTGGGAAGCGAGCGTTACATACATTTTAGGTTAATTAACTTTTTAGGTTTTATATTTTAGGAGTTTATTATGGCAGTTGCAAACGTAACTGAAGTCTCCAATGCGATTACGCTTGGAAACTTAATCTCTGCGGTAGGTTCTCCCGCATTTGTTAAAAAGTCAGTGATGATGAACTTGATGTATACTGAGAATCTTCCTCAGAATACTAACGTAGTCAAGTTTCGTAAAAATGGCTCTCTTTCCGCGACTAACCCTGTAGCTGAATCAACAGCACAGTCGATTGGTTCGGGCGGTGAGCTAACCGATTCAAGCGTGACCGCTACCGCAGCTAAATGCGCTGTAGTTTCGGGCTTGTCGGTTGAAGCTGAAACATTCACAAACATCGACCTATCAAGACTTGCACAAGAGCAGTTTGCATCTATCGCTCGCGCTGTAGATAACGACGCTCTTTCGATGGCAGCAGGACTTTCAGGTACTGTCACTTCCGCATCTACTCTAACAGTAGATGACTTGATGCTTGCACAGTACACCATCTACAATGGCAACTGTCCAAATCCTGAAGTAATGCTTGCTGCGGTGCTTGGGCCGAAGGGCGTTTACGCTGTTAAGAAAGACATCATACAAAGTGGCGCAGCAGCATGGTCTAACCCTGCTATGCTATCCGCTTTTAGAGGCTCAGGCGTTCAAGCTAACGGCTTCATAGGTTCTATTCCCGGTGTCTGCGATATCTATCAGACCACAGGATTCGGAACTTCAGGCGGTGACGACCAACAGATGCTCATTCATCCTATGTGGTGCTTGGCAGGTATCTTCGCTGCATCGCCTCTTAGCTTGGTTGTTAATCAGGTTAGTGCAGGTTTTTACAAAGAAATCGGAAGTTACTTCCTCTA